GCCGGAGGGCTGGCGGCGCGACGACCGCGTCACGCGGCTGATGCCGGTGGCCTATGACCCGAAGGCGCAGTGCCCAAAATTCCGGGACTTCGTCGCGCGCTTCCTGCCCGAGGCGCTGGTGCCCGGCGTGGCGCGGGCGGTGCAGATCTTCTGCGGGCTCGGGTTGACCGGCATTCCGGTGCAGCTGCTGTTCTTCCATTACGGGCTCGGCGCCAACGGCAAATCGGTCTTCCTCGAAGTGCTGGCCCGCGTCTATGGCGCGCTCGGCGAGGGCCTGCCGGCGGAATCGATCACCGGGCAGGCACAGGGCGCCGCCGGCGGAGCTTCGCCCGACCTGGCGCGGCTGCCGGGTGTGCGCTTCCTGCGCATCACCGAATTGCCGCAGGGCGAGCCCTTGCGCGAGGCCCTGGTCAAGCGATTGACCGGCGGCGAGAAAATGGACGTGCGCACCCTGTTCAAGGGCTATTTCGCCTTCCAGCCGCAGTTCAAGGCCCATATGTCGGGCAACGGCTATCCGAGCATCATGGGCTCGGATAACGGCATCTGGCGGCGCATGGCCGTGGTGCCGTGGAAGGTCACGATCCCGCCCGACGAGCAGCGCGACTTCGAGGAGGTCGTGACCGAGCTCGTCGCCGAGGCGCCCGGCATCCTCAACTGGCTGATCGAGGGCATGCTGGCCTTCGACGGCGAGGGGCTGAAGCTGCCGCCGGCGATGGTCGACGCGGCCAAGGACTATCGCGACGAGATGGACCCGATCTCGGTGTTCATCGACCGCTGCGTCCGGCTCAACCCCGAGGCCGAGCCGGTGCGGGCCAGGCACGCCTATGAGTGCTATTCGATCTGGTCCGACGAGAACGGGCGAAAGCCGCTCTCGGAGACGCGCTTCGGCCGCGTCATGGGCCAGCGCTTCGAGCGGCGCGAGGTCTCCTCGGCAAACATGTATTTCGGCATCGAGCTGCACGACATCCCGCCGCGCTCGGCCCGGCCCCGCAACCCCGATGAGCCGGGTTCGGACCGCCCATGACCCTCCATTCGCCTGAAATCATGGAGGGTTGTGGAGGGTTCATGGACGGTTTCTGCCGACCCTCCATCACGATTTTCGCTTTCGCCTCAAGGGCATGGCGAGCGCGATGGAGGGTCTGGAGGGTTATTCCCGCCTGTATGCATGAGAAACGGGGTTCGGGGTTTGGCGATTTTCTCCATGCGTCTAGACCTCTCAAACCCTCCATACCCTCCATCTTGTTCGCTATTGCTTTGATATCGCTTGGTTATTTCCGATGGATGGTTTCTCAGAACTATCCATCAACCCTCCATAACCCTCCATTGCCGGGAAAGGGCTGATCATGTCGGCGAAAGAGACGATCGAGATCGAGGCGCTGCTGCAACGGGCCTATGGCCAGTACCGGGTGCACAAGGTCAGCCCGGCGACCGTGCTCGGCATCTCGCCGCTAGCGGCCTCGCCGTCAGGCTTCGCTGCGACGATGGCGATCCTGCAGCTTGGCACGCGGGTCGATACCAGCGGGGCAGGGGCGAAGATGGCTGGCCTGCAGAGCATGGCGGCGGCGACGCCAGACGACCTGCTCGTCGTCCATGACCATGTGCTGGCGCTGTCGGACTGGCTGATCGAGGGCGCGGACACCGCCGAGCCGACCGTCTGGCGGCGCGAGGAGATCACGGCGAATGGCTGGCGCGTTGAAAAGCAGGCTGATGCGCTCTGGCTGGCGCGGCCTTCCGGCCCGGCGGGGGCAGGGCGGGGCCATCTCTCGCGGCTGACCGACCCGCATCTTGCGGCGAGCGTGATCCTGCATGCCGCCAATGGCTCGCGGCCGGAGTGCCGGCCTGCACGGCGGGGTCGGCTCTCGGCTGCGGAAGAGGCTGAGGTGCGGATTGAGCGTTCGCTTTATGCCGTTTGGCATGCGGCGCTGGGCGTGCTGGCGACGGAGCTGGATAGCGTGCTCGTCAAGCACGCCGTGCTGCCCCCTTCCGCCCCTGCAGAGCCCTGGCTGCGTCGGCCGCTGCGCGATGTCCCTGCCGAGGAGGCGCTTTCTGCGGTGTAAATCAACGCTGCCTAACGCTCTGATATCGCAAGAGAAAGAGCGTTTTGACAAGCTCCGCCCTATTGACGTAGGGTTGGCCATCCTAAATCAGGTTCAAAGACGCCCCGACGCACCCCGCGCCGGGGCGTCTCCGTTTCCGGAGGCCAGCATGCGCCCCTGATCGAGAATGTTTCACGACCCGAGTGTTTCACGGGTCGCGGGTCCTTCCCGGGCCACCCAGCCCCGCGACGTTTAGGCGGCGCGGGATTTTTCCAGTGAGACAGGTTTTTCCTGCGGGTTGACAGGGTTGCCAGAGCGATGACGGCGGTTGCCAGCGAGGTGATGCTGCCGCTCAAGGCGATCGCGGAGCGCGACAAGGTCTCCCGACAGGCGATCTCCAAGCAGGTCGCCCGGCTGGTCGAGCATCACAGCCTCGAAGTCGCCCGCGACGGGCGCGGCCGGGTCTGCGCCGTCAACATCGTCCATTTCGACGACCTGCGCGCTCGCTTCGGCGATAGCAGCAAGATCAACCACAGCGGCGCGTCCGATCGCGAGCCGCCCCAAGATCCCGGTCCCGGGCGCAGCGATGACACTCTCGATGGCGCCCGCCGGATCAAGCTGGTCCACGAGACCGAGCTGCTGCGCCTGCGCCTCGCCGAGGACAGCGGCCAGCTGATCCGCATGGACCTCATGAGCGAGGCCCTGACCCGCCTCGCCGAGGAGATCGGCCGTGTCGTCGACCTGCTCCAGCACGCGGACACGATTGCCGCCGCTGCCGGGCGCGGGCTCCCCGAGCTCCGCCTGACCCTGAAGCGGCTCAACACCGACACGCGCGCGAAGATCGCCGATCGCTGCGACGCGATCGCCACCGCCGCCCCACAGAAGGATGACGCGCTGACGCCGGAGGCCAACACCGCCGCACGGTGAAAGGCGCCCGCCAGCCATGCAGGCGTCCTCGAGCCTCTCCCATCCCGGCGCCGAACGCCTCGCCGCGTCGAGCCTTGCGACGGCGCTGCGCCCGCAGGCGCCGATGCGGGTCTCGGACTGGGTCGCCAGCAATATCGTGCTGGTCGACGGCCCGGCCGCCGGGCAGCTCTGGAATGCGCGCGGCGCGCCCTATCTGGTCGATGTCCTCGACCTGCTGTCTGAAGACCATCCGTGCAACCTGGTCACGGTCCGCAAGAGCCAGCAGTCGGGCGCCTCGATCGCCTCGCTCGCCTGGGTGCTCTACTGCGCCGACCGCGAGCCGGTGAACAACCTGATCTATGCCGCGCCGGCCATCGACGCGCTGCGCAAGGTCAACTCGGCCAAGCTGCAGCCGCTGATCGACCAGTGGCAGCGCCGTATCGGCAAGAAGCTGATCGTCGACCAGGTCTCGCGCTCGGGATCGAGCTCGACGACCTATGAGAAGGTCTTCGCCAAGGGCGGCCGGGTCTTCCTGGCCAATGCCAACTCGCAAACCGATCTGTCCTCGGTCACCTGTAAGAAGGGGGTGAAGGACGAGGTCTCGAAATGGCAGGTGATCCCTGGCGCTGGTGACCCGGAAGGCCTGTTTTTTGGTCGATTTACCGCGTTTCGCGGCACTGGCGACTGGAAGATCCTCGAAATCTCGACGCCGGAGGCCGATCTCGGCTTCGACGGCGAGAACGGGGACGCCGACGACTTCGAGGGCCATTGCCGTATCGATCGCAGCTTCAAGCTGTCGGATCAGCGCTATTGGCACATCGCCTGCCCAGAGTGTGGCGCTCTGTTCTTCCACCGCTTTGAGCATCTGCGGATCGATAACCGATCGCCTCACCGCTCGGTCTATCGGTGCCAGGCGTGCACCCATGACCTGAGCGAGGCCGAGCGGCGTATCCAGCTGCAGCGCGAAGCCGGCGCGCAATGGATCTCGACGGCATCCCGGCCTGGTCATCCGGGCTTCCATATCGACGCCTTCATCTCACTGATGATGAGCTACGAGGCGATCGCGGAGGACTATCTCAAGACCCGCGGCTCAGGCGTCGCGCTGCAGGACTTCAACAAGCTCGTCCTCGGGCTGCCCTACAAGATCCTGGTCGACGTTCCCGACCATAAGCGCCTGCTGGAGCGCCGCGAGGCGCATCTCAAGCGTGGCCACATCCCGCCCGACGCGCTGCTGCTCACCGCTTCGGCGGACGTGCAGATGCGCGGCATCTGGCTGGAGATCGTCGCCTGGACGGCCGACCGACGCTCCTATCTGGTCGAAGCCCGATATCTCAGCGGCGATACCGACAGCGCCGACGCCCCGGTGTTCAAGCAGCTGCGGGCCGAGACGATCGACCGGGAGTTTCCGGACGCATTCGGCGGCAAGCGCCGGATCGACGCGCTCGCGGTCGATTCGGGCTATCGCTCGAACGTCGTCTACAACTGGGTGCGCCTCAACCAGACGCCGCATCCCGACACCGGGCGCGACCTGGTGCTGGCGATCAAGGGCCTTCAGGGCTGGGGCAAGCCGGCGATCGGCACGCCCTCGCTGCAGGATATCGATCTCGGCGGCAAGAAGATCGCGCAGGGCGCCAAGGTCTGGCCGATCGGGACATGGCCGCTGAAGAGCGGGCTCTATCTCGATCTCGGCAAGCAGCGCCTGGCCGAGACGGTCGACGAAGCTCCGCCCGGCTATTGCCATTTCCATGGCGAGGCCGACGAGGAGTATTTCAAGCAGCTCTGCGCCGCCCACCTCGAGGATATCAAGGTGCGTGGCCGGCCCGCCGGAAAGCGCTGGATCGACCTTCGGGAAAACCACTTCCTCGACTGCCGCATCTACAACATGGCGCTGGCCGAATATCTCGGCATCTCGATCATGACCGCCGATGAATGGGCGGCTCTGGCCCGCCATCGCGGCCTGCCGCCGGCGGTGACCGAGCAGACGCTGTTCACGCCGCGGCCCGAGGCTCCGGCTCAACCCGAAACGGAAACGCCTCCCGCTCCGCAACCGGTCGACGACTGGCTGGGCGGGCGCGGCGCGAACTGGTGAGTTCATGGCCTGGACGCAAGCCGATATCGACGCCTTGAAGAAGGCGATGAAGACCGGGGTGCGGCGGGTCGAGTTCGGCTCGGGCGAGACCAAGCGCGTCGTCGAGTATCGCTCGCTCGCCGAGATGAAGGAGACCCTCGCCGACATGGAGGAGGAGGTCGCCGGGCCTCTGGCGCCGCCCCGCACTGCCATCACGCAATTCACCCGCGACTGACCGATGAACCCGATCGACAGCATCATCGGCTTCTTCGCGCCGCAGACCGCCGTCCGGCGTCATCTGGCGCGTCAGGCGCTCGACGCCGTTCGTGGCTACGACGCGGCCCAGGCCGGTCGACGCTCCGCGTCGTTCCGGCGGAGCGAGGGCTCGGCCAACGCATCGCTCTCGCGGGCGCTGCCGGTCCTGCGCGAACGGTCGCGCGAGCTGGTGCGCAATACCTTCTTGGGCGCTCGCGCCCTTGATGTGCTGTCGACGCATGTTGTCAGCCCTGATCTGACCGTGCGCTTCGAAACGGGGTCGCGCCTTGCCGATCGGCAGGCGCAGGCCCTTTGGGACGAATGGGCGAAGAGCTGCGATATCGAAGGCGAAACCAGCTTCACCGGCCTGCTTACCCTCGCGGTGAGGGCGCAGCTCGAGGGCGGAGACAGCATCTGCCGGATGCTCACCCGACCGTTGTCGGAAGGACGTCCCGTCCCGCTCGCGCTGCACGTCGGCGAGGGTGATCTGATCGATGAAAGCCGTGACAGCGGTTCCGTCATCGCCGGCGCGCAGAATTCGCGCCTCGGCGTCGCGCTCGGAGAACACGAC